AAAGCTATATTTTACAATTGGCATATTTTTTATTATTTCACTAGCTTCTTGACCAACTATTTCCCCTTGTTCTAAAATATTTTTAAGATTTTGAGAACTCCAAGCATTAAATTCCGACCCTCTAATTCTTCCATCGCATTTTAAATCATATACAGGAGCATCATTAATTGTTCCAACTAAAGATTGTGAAAAACTATTTTTAGCATAATATACAAATGTTCCTTGTTCTTTAATAAAAGGGTTATAAGTATTTTTTATATACATAGACCTTGTAACATAAACGGGGTACGTTTCATCCCAATAGCTAATATATTGCAAAGCACTTGGCTGACTTGAAGCAATTGCATTTTGAACATAATTTTGATTTGTAGCATCAGTAGAAAGAGTGGGAGGGGAAACTCCTTTTACATTTCTATTTCCTAAATCTATACCACTGTTATTTAAACGCATAATTTGCGTAGCTCCAGCAGTTCCTATTTTAAAATTAAATCCACCATATCCCCGTATTTCCATCCCATCTATTGTAGAATTATAAATTATGCCGTGATTATTATCAAAAGGGGTACTATTTCTTAACCAAATACCCTGATCTTGCATATAAATTGTATTTATAGTAGTATTGATACTAGTTGTTCCAGTTCCACTAATAGCTCCAGTCAAAGATATATTAGTCTCACCTCCTAATTTAATCCAATTAGTACCATCAAAAATTTCTAGTTGAGCCATTTATAAACTAGTATTTAATCTCATCATTCCAACAGTTGGAGTACTTGGTCTCTGTGCTGTTGTTCCATTTGGTATAGTCATACTACCATTTCCAGTAAAAACTGGATTGTTAGCGATTGATATTGTTGCTACATTATTATTGACTGTAACAGTAATTTGGTTTGTAGTACCTAAAACATTTGAAATGCCATTTTGAGATAATTTAGGAAAGATTAATAGATCAGTACCAACTGCCGTAACAATTGAAGTTAGCATCCATGCTGTTACGGCATTTTCCGTTCCGTTTATTACATTAACAATTGCACCTCTAACCATTTGAGACGGGGAATCAAAATCAGTAACTCTTGTTAATATCCAATTTGTATTAGCAGACCCAGTATTGGTTACTGTATATATTCCGTTTTGCAAGGCAGATGTTTGATTTTTAACTAAAACCCTATTTCCTGAAGTAACTTGTAATCCATCAATAGTTAAAGCTGCTTGTGTTCCTGAATTAGTTAAAGTAGCTCCAACCCCGCTAGTACCATTTGCATAAGTAGCAGTTAAATTAGCCGTAGTTGCTACAAGAGTTGCAGGTACGCTACCTATAGTGTTTAAAACCCAGTTTTCACTAGCTAACGAAAACCAGTTATTGCCGTCGTGAAATTCTTGTTTACCAACAGGTAAAAGTAACTGTCCCATATCTTACTCGCAAACTATATTAAATTTCTATATTATATCTTATCATCCCAACCTCTGCAATACTTGGTCTTTCAGAAATATTGCCAACTGGAATTTTTATTGCCTCTTTACTTAAAAAATTTACATTTTGTTTAAAATTAACTTTTTTTTCAAAATAAAATTTTTCATCATAGTATTTATAGTCCATTAATAAAATTTCTTTTCTATCCCAACCAATTTGACCTTTATTATGTCCTACATAATACAAACCAAAATTTTTAAGAAATCTATAATGTGAATTAGAACTATCATTTTCAGGATAACTTTGCCATACAAACCCCTCTTGCGCTGGAACATAACCTAGTTCATTTTTATAACCAAAAAGCCCTATAGAAACTGGAAATAAATCATTTGTAGTAGTAAAAGAAGAATCCCACGAAGTTATTCGCAATCCTGGTTTAAAATTACCAGCTACTCCAAAATGATTTGCATCAAACCAAATATTACCCCCTTGCTTATCGTAATCGTCTGTATCTTCATATTTATTCAAAGTTCGTAATGGTTTATATTTACTCCATAGATATTCGGAATAACCAGTTGTCCATCCTATATTTATTAAAAATTCTGTTAATAGACCAAGACTTGCGTATCCTGTTATTGCTGTTAATTGAGATTGTATACTAGTTTCTAATGTAGTAATTTCTTCTATAAGATCAGCTGGTCTAACATAATCATTTAAAGTAGGAACTTTCCCCCCAGATGCTATACTAATTGATCCGTTACTTAAAGGAGCAATTTTTAAAATACCTGAACCAATTAAATTTAAAGATTGTGCATTAGGTAATTCTATATTAGAAGTACGTAAAACATAAGTTGCATCTTTTGGAGCATAAGTCGGAATATCAACCTCAATAGGAATATTATTTTCTCCACCCTTCCAGTATTTATCAGTAGTTAAATACATATTAGCAGCAGGTAATCTTTCTACTCTTGAAAGTAGTTTTGCAACATCTTGTCCCTCTTGTATTAACTCTGGTCTAATAAGTGCAAGTTGCATGTTTGCTTGTAGTGGAGCGGCTACATCTACATAGTCTTTTCCAGCTATAGCAGTTGATAAAGTACCAGTAGCATTATTAACTGTATTTTTTAAAAGGCCTGTCTGTAAATTTCCAAGAGACTGTGCCTTAGTAAAAGTATATGTTGTTCCAAGTCCATATAGTTGCTTTAATGGTTCTGGAATAAGATACATTTTAGGATTTTCCCAATCAAATATTACAGTAGAACTGCCAACAATAAAATTAGCATTATCAAACCGCTTCATTATTTGCGCTGCTCTTACCTGTGTCATCGCTAAAGATGAAGAGATATCAGTTCCTATTGGATTTCCGAATGTATCATATTTTGTTGCAAATATTTGAGGTAAAAACGGGCCTGACATTACCCAATCAAAAGGCGATAAATAGTCAAACGTAGGGTTAGGTATTCTAAAATCGCCAATAATTGGACTTATAGGGTTTGGAAATACTGCCTCAGCTAAAGGTGGTAAATTTATAACTCCAATATTAAGTTGTGCTACAGGTTCATTATCATAATCACCTATCCATATTCGGTTATGGTCTAGTTTTTTTAATTCTTCAAAATTCCCTATTTTTCTTTTTAAATCTATTATATCTTGGCGTATATCAATTAATACTGGCGACTTGAAAGATTTTCCGCTTTTATCTCCAAGCAATATATAACCTTTATCTATCGGTAATTTACCAGTTACAGGTGAAATAAAATTATATAAACGATCGTACTTCATGCTGTTAGACGTGTTAATATACTTGAGATTTTATCACTTTCATTTGAGTAATGAGTATCAATTAAATTGGCAAGATCACTAAACCAAGCTACTGTGCTATTATCAAGTTCATTCGGGAAGTCTGGCGGAAACTTTGGTTGAAACTTATAATAATATAAATCTATATTAGCTTGATTGGTTAAACTTGTAGTTCTATTATCTAGATAATCAAGATAATATCTTACGTATTCTTCCCCTCCAACCATAGCTACATTCATCAAACCAAATAATCTAACTGCTGCGTGAGATATGCCAGTTTCAGTGCCGCTGCCGTCAAAACTCATATTGCCTATACCACAACCAACATCTACTATAACAATTCTAGTAGCATTAGGTTTAACAGTTAAACCAACATTAATTGCCGCTAGTATTGCATCATTAGCGTATATTCCTCCATCACTATAAATATGTCCGTTAAAACTATGAGCAGGTAAATAAATTGGAGCAGCAGAGGTTGCACGAGCAACATCTACTATTTTTGCAGTATTACCAATAAAATAAGCTGGATCATTAAAATTAGAAAACATTACATATCTTTTCATGTCTTCTTCATACGCAGGAATAACAACAGGAATCTTTAAGTTTGCAAGCGTATTTGTACCGAAATTATCTACAAGAACTTGTTGGAGTATATTACTTCCATAGTTTGAATCTTCGTACGCCGATTTATAAAAAGGATCATCTGTAGCTATCATTGCTAATTTTTGTGCAACATTAGGTCTATTTGAATCTTCGCTCGCATTATGACTACCAGAAGCTACATCAGTTGCTGTTCTGATGGTAAATATACGTTTTGCGTAAGTAGTAAAAAAACTTTCCATCTCATCTGGGGTTTTCTCGAAAGAATACCCGCAAGTAAGTATTCCTCCAATAGATGTTCCGCACATAACATCAACATATTTCCAGAAATCAGCTTGCGGTATTCCCCATTGATGCAGGAACTTCTGCATAAAACGATTAGAACCATATCCTTTAGCCCCACCACCGGGAAAGCTAAATATCCTAAGTGTATTTGTATCCACAATTATACCCAGATTGTATTATCAACAATATTCTTATATTTGAAATCATCATTGTATCTGTTCTTCATACAATCCTCAAGGCTATAACGTAAACAATCAACTAAATGGTTATTTTTATCTTCTATTTCGTCCTTAATTTGCCCACTATGTCTATCAGTTTTGTATTTAAGGTTATAAACTTCTTTCAATAACTCCTGACAACGTGGATGAACATAGCATTTTTTAAATGTTTTAATGTAAGTAATACCTGCTTCAATTGAACCACTACCTTTAATTGCAGGTTTGCAAGGATATTCATATTTATTAAGTAAATTTATCAAATCAGGGCTTGAGCTATCCGCCGTTATTATATATTTTCCCTTTTTCCTGTAATCCTTAAGTGATTTTTCCAATTCTTCACCAAGACAATCAACACTTATGTAGGATTTTTTAAATTCATGTGTTACATAAAGGTTTTCATCTTGAATATAACATCTAATGCCAGCACTTGCATCAGTCCAGCCAAAATCAAGCCCATAGTAAGGAAATATCCCCTGTGGTTCTTCAAATTCCTGTATTACAAAAAAGTCTTTTTTAAATACGTGTCTTTCAGTATTTATTAAACATTCACCTCCGTAAACGTGCATATAAGTATTAAAATCGTTTTCTCTCATCCTAACAATTTTAGCTATAGCATCACTGCTTAAATGTGGATTATTATACCAGTTTAATTGTTTAATAAATAAATCTTCACCATATTTATTTTTACCATTTACAATAAACTCTTGATACAAAAAATCAGTTTCATTTTCAGGGTTCATAGTTACCCACAATTCACAACCTTGTTCTCTAAGTGTATTGTCTACTATATCCCAAGCATATTTACTAATAAATGAACCCTCTTCAAGCCATAAAATACCAATATTCTCAACTGATTTTATACCAGATGTTCTATAGTCTCTAATACCTTTAAAAAGTATTTCAACACCTGTTAACTTGTTTACAATATAGCTATCTGTAATATGAAAGAAATTGCCATTTCTATATTCTTCTACTCCATCAATAACCCTAGTATACAAAGCATGCACACTATCCCTAATATCACCTAAATACTCTCTACCAGCTACTATTTTTCGCCCCAATAATTCTTTATTGAAAGATAATCGCAAATGTGCTTTTACAACAGACGTAGATTTCATAGACATACGCCCACCATGTAAAACTTTATATGATATAGGTTCGTAAAGTTTATTTTCCCAATGCTCTAAATTGTAAATATCAAATTTATTCATCTTCCGAATGGTTATTTTTTACAACAGAAATAGACATGATTTTCTTATGATATTTGTCCATTAATTCCTCTTCATAATTACCATCACTATTAATAATTTTTAATGGTTTATTCAAGAATTCCTGTGTTATTGTGATGTTTGTTGCTTCATCTTCTTTTTTCATTCTCATTCTATTGTTTAGATAATAGAATAAACTTGCTTTACAACCAGACCTTATATTTTGAACTAATATGTTTGATACTTCTGCCATAAAAGTACCTTGCCCTATTTCAAAAGCTGCTTTTAACTCAGGTATTTTTTCTTCTCTATTAATGTATGTTTGTAAAGACATATTGAATCGTCTAGCTATCTGTTCTTTAGTCATACAGATTGCCATTTCTTGAACTTTAGCAATATTTTCGTCTGTAAACTCTACTTCCTGCATACAAGAAAGTTTTTTTTTCTCTATTTTTTTATTTATTTTTTTCTGTAAACTTGCATTTTTACTCATTAAATTAGAGAACTCTTCCTTTTGAATAATTAGAATATTTGAAATACGTTTTAAACCATCTTCTAATTTTTTTTGATTTTGTTTTAAAACGTCAATTTCATTTTTATAATGTTTTAACTGATTATTGCATTTTGTTAATTCAAATTCAATATCTGACATTTATCATAATCTACCAGCTAAGCCAACACAGCCAATATAACCATATTGTTTTATATGTTTCAAATCTTCAAGTAATTTCTTCTTTTTCAATTGTTGCAGTCTTAAGTTGAATTTATCTAAATTATCATCGTTAATAATGAATATTCTACGATTGGAGTTAGAATTTATTTTATCCCACTCATCATAGACTTTTTTAAATTTAATATCATCAACAGAAGTATATTTGTTGATATGATTTTGAGATATGTTGATTTTAATCACTTTTTACTAATTAACTATTAATGAATAGCAATATAACACATTTCCACATTATTGTCAAATTTACCTAAATAATATCAAATAACGAGTTTTAAGCCACCATAGACGCTTAAGTTTATTTTTAATGTATGTTTCATCATTTTTAATAAACTTGACGCTATAATGTGGTTTAAAATGGCTAAAATCTATATTTATTGCTTAAACTTCTGTGTTTTATAAGCAAAACCCAGTCGTAAAATTATTTTCAAACAAAAAACTGAAAAATATTTTTATTTATTCAAAAATTTGTTATTGACATATCAACAAAAGAAATCGTATGATGCACAGATAAAACTTAACTCATAAAAAGTTATCCACTGCCTAAAAAATAAGCATACCATCCAATACCATCTGAATACCATCCAATACCATCTATAAACCCTTATAGACACAGGGGAAAATACCATAAATACCAACTTTTGCATTTTTTTCTCACGCGCATCCACAAAAGGAAATCTCATTTATTCTTTTTATTTTCTCTTATGTGTACGTAAAAAGATGGTATTAATAGTATTATACGCAGGTGATAAAAGGCTCGCCATCCAATACCATTAAATACCATACAATACCAACTTTTGTATAAAACAACACCATCAATACCATACCATACCAACTTTTTAAACTATTTTAAAATAAAGTAATTAATATAAACATTAATCTATCAATATTTATTTAATATAATTTTCAGTGTTTATCAAAAAATAATTTAAAATATCTATTGACAACAATTAAAAACTATTATATAATAGACTTAACAAGAAATTTATGTGCAACTTTTTCTTGTAGAAGTAAAGTTTAAATTCAACCAATAATAAAAAAGAGATAAAATCATGTTAAGCAAACAATTTTCCGGAATACACATTGAACCTTTTTATACACAACATTACTTACGAAACTATAAATATTAATGTTATGAGGTAAAATAATATGAGCAAATTTGAAATAAACTTTTTTAGTTTAACTGAAATAGACGGAAAATATAAGGAAGAAATTTTTTATTATTACAGTTTAAAACTATCAACACTAGAAGACGTAAAGAGCTTTTTTGCATCAGATTTTTATAATAATGCTTGTGAAGATATTGGAGGAATCGGTGATGGAGTTGTAATTACTCAAAACGACAAGGTTATATACAAGGAAATAAATGCCGGAATGTTTGATAATAAGTTTTTGATTTATAGAAATAGTGAGGATGAAATATTTTATATAGAACAACAAAATGGTGATATTGAAGATAGAGACCTTGTTGTTGTAGATAGCTTTAATATAGCAGGACACGGGTATTGTATTGATAACGAAGATTTAAAGGAGGAGGCTATAGTATGAGTACAAGAGGAACATATCAAATAACAATGCAGTATACGGAAAAAGATGGAAAAATAATAACACATAGGGATATTGATGTTTGTATTTATTCTCAAAACGATAATTACCCTAGCGGAGCGGTAGAAAAATTTAAAAATACATTAAAACTACAGAAAGAGTTAAAAGAACAATTAAATAACACTGATTTTATTGAGTGTTTTATAGCTGCAAATACTAGGGATGGTTATATAGAAATAACAGGTAGCCATGATAGCCATTATGATACTGTTTATGCTTATGACATACTTATTAGCGATGATATCTATTTAAAATGTTACAAATATCTTAGATGGGGTAATACCTTAACAAGTAATAGAGACAAGGAGTTGTATTACGATGGACTGCTTATGGATTTTATAAATAATACGGCAATAGAACTTTTAGATAAATAATAAAAAGGTAAATTAATGATGAAAAACATTTTAACATTAACGGCTATTGTATTGATACCTTTTATGGCAGTAGCAAACACTTATAGTGAGATAAAAGAAATTATGGATAGAATAAAGACTAATAGCGAGTCTTACAGGCTTATTTGTTATCCTCTGGTGTTCGACATTATATCGAGACTGCAAATAGGGTTGGAAAACAAGGAACAATATTGCATCTATCTAAAAGCTACTATTGAGAATGATATAGATAAAGTTTTGGAACTGGAAAAAGATAACAAAAAATAACTAATGTTATAAACTCATTGTGGGGTAGAGCAGTCTGGTATCTTGTAAATGTACATGAAGTCGTTGGTTCAAATCCAACCCCCCCCCCCCCCCAATCAACA